TATTAAATCTTTCAACGAAACGCTAAAGAAATATTCGGAGGGCGGTGAAATGTCTGTAATTGACAAATTAGCATTCATCTTTCAAATGCGCCTTGCGTTGGTTAAAGATCAACTGGTTATCAAAGCCGCATAAGAAATGAATATTTTTAGTTTCATCGGTGAGATATTTGCGCCAGCGGCTAAGCTGATTGATGACCTGCACACTAGTGACGAAGAAAAACTGACCCTGGCTAACAAGCTGACAGTCATCCAAAACGAGATGCACAGCAAAGTGATTGAGTATGAAACAAAAATACTTGAATCGAAAACCTCGATTATCACAGCAGAGGCTAACGGCCAAAGCTGGCTCCAAAGAAGTTGGCGGCCAATCACAATGCTAACGTTCTTGGCCTTAGTGGTGTTTGACTCATTCGGTTGGCTGGCCAACCCCTTAGCAACAGAAGCATGGACGCTATTACAAATTGGCTTAGGCGGCTATGTCACTGGGCGATCATTAGAAAAAATAGTAGAAAAGGCGAAGAAGTAGTGGAATACGCGCAGATAATGGCCTTTTTGGCTGAGAAGTCACCGGAGTTTGTTGTTGGTTTTTGTACCGGCACTATCATTGCTTTGATCCTGTCTTATTTGTATTTAATGCCTAAGATGGTTAAGAACGCAACACTGGCGCTATCTAAGCAAGTTGAGTTGCTTAGCAGACAATCTGAACTTTTGGTTATCCAGGTTAACAGTCAGACTCAGCATATTAGTAATCTTGAGATACAGATTAATAAGCTTGAAGAGGAGCTTGCGCCCTACCGAGCTTTTGCCAATTCACAGTTAGCCAAAATATTTGCGGCTGAAAACGCGATTTAAAATGCTAATCATTTTCGGCTCTGGCGATCACTGGATTAGCAGAACGATTAAACGAAGTACAAAAAGCATCTGGACTCATTGCGGTCCGATAGACGAAGAAGACGGACAGGTTATTGAGTCGTTAGGACCACCTTTTCGGGAATGGCTCAAGCATTCATTATTTGGTGCGTCATACAGTAAGCCTTACGGCGTAACTAAAACGCCTTTGCTTGAGTTTATAGCCCGGTACCCATTGGTTGATATACGCGAAACATACGGCGACATCGAGATAGCAAGAGCTAGGCTAGGCATGCCATTCGATATGCTCGGCTTAATCTGCGCCTATATCAAAGTAAACTATCACGATCCGATTAAAGATTTCTGTGTTGAAACCACTGCTCATGCAATGTGCTCCGTAAAAAGCCACTTGGCACATAAAGAAAGCCCTGGTGGTATTTATTGGTTATGCAGTCCATTGCCAGATAATCACCCATACAAAAGCCACCTGAAAACAAACCAAATTAATTCCTGATAATCAATGAGCAACCTCACACAAAAGCAAGAAGCTTTCTGTATCGAATATAACAGGTGCGGCAATGCTTCAGATGCTTACAGAGCATCTTATTCTGCTGAAAAAATGAAGCTTGAGACAATTAACGTTAAAGCAAGTGAATTACTAAAAAACGGTAAGATCGCGGTAAGACTGAAGGAGCTTAACCAGGCGGCTGTTACTTCATCAGTAATGACAAAGCAGGAAGCGCTTGAAAGACTCTCATTAAGCGCAAGAGTCACGGTCAATGATATAGCTGAGTTTTCAGAAAGAGTTGTTGGGCAGGACGAAAACGGCGCTGACGTTAAAGAAACAATTTGGCGCATTAAGAATAGCGATGAAATAAGTCCACTTGCTTTATCTGCCATCAAATCAGTCACAGCTACAAAGATGGGCCCTAAATTAGAGCTTCACGATCCGCAGGCGGCAATTAAACAACTTAGCGATATATTGGGTTGGAATGCTCCAACCAAGATTAATGCCGATCTTAACGCTAGAACAACAGTTGTTATCAAAGATATGACGGGCAAAAAGCCTAAATCAGCATAACTATGCAGAATAACTATTCATAAGTGCCAAAATTCAGCAGGGTTATATTTCTGAGTTCTGCATAAATCACATAAAAGCTGCATAAATGGGTCAATCAATAGAGTTTCACTTTGCGCCGCAAGGAGATACTTTAGAGGCTTATATTAATTGCCGTGATCGCGTCACGATGATTATGGGGCCATTAGGCTCTGCTAAAACAACCGCTTCATGCGAGCGAGTGTTTAAGCAAATGTGCGAACAAGCGCCGGACGAAAACAACTCACGTAAAAGCCGATGGATGGCTATTCGTAACACGTACCCTGATTTAACCGGTACGACAATGAAAGATTGGTGTGAGCTTTATCACAATGAACACATCAAGATTGGCAGGATGGATAATAGTTTCCCTCCCACGCATTACATGGATTTTGATTTAGAAGACGGGACTCGCGTTATTGCTGAGCTTGTTTTTCTGGCTTTGGACAACGAGAAGGCTGTTAGAAAGCTTCGCGGTACTCAGATTACCGGATTTTGGCTTAACGAAGTCAAAGAGCTAGATAAAGCCATTGTTGATATGTGCGATGGACGTCATGGTCGTTACCCGCAAAACCCAACTTGGCATGGCATGATTGGTGACACTAACGCACCAGATTCAGATCATTGGTATTACGAGTTAGCCGAACAAATTAAACCCGCTGGCTGGACGTTCTTGCGTCAACCTGGGGGCGTTTTAGAGATTGTTCACGGCACTGGAATGGATAGGCTATCAGAATGGGTGGAAAATCCACATGCTGAGAACCTACATAATCTGCCGGATGGTTATTATATTAATCAAGTGGGCAGTAAAAAGGATGATTGGATTAGGGTTAACCTGGCTAATCAGTACGGCCACGTATCAAGCGGCAAGCCGATTTATCAAGGCTTGTGGAATGACGCTATTCACGTAGCTAAATACCCGTTATCTCCCATCGTTAAAGTGCCAAAGATTATGATTGGCATCGACTTTGGGCGCACACCAGCCGCAGTTGTTGGCCAGCTCATGCCAAACGGCAAGCTAAGAGTCATCAAAGAGTTAATCGCTACCGGAATGGGTATTCGCTCATTCATGGACACGCTTGTAATGCCATACATCAACGTGGATCTGAAGCGCTTCAATAAGTCAGATATTGAGGTTTACGGCGATCCGGCGGGTGTAGCTAAAAGCGGTAACGATGAAAACTCACCACTTGGCATTATCAACGATGAATACAATTTAGCAGCGTACCCAACAGCATCAAACAAGCCTGAAAGACGATGGGAAGCGGTTAACACGTTTCTAACAGGGCGAATAGATGGCGCTCCAGCGATGGAAATAAGCCCAGATTGCCCGGTATTGATTAAGGGTTACAACGGTGGCTATGCGTTCAGGCGCTTAAATGTCAGTGGCGAGAAATACGCTGATGCTGCAGACAAAAACGCTTACTCGCATCCACACGATGCAAAACAATACTTATGTCAAGGCGCTCAAGGTGAAATTGATTACGCATGGCGTGACGCTCACCTAGCTTCAACAAACACAAATCAATCTATGATCGCAGACTCAACAACAGGTTACTAATGACAAAGCTTAAACCCAAAGACTACGGGCATGAATATGATGTTCAAAACCCGCTAGACAATCTTGCTATGGAATTAGAGCGTAAATTGTCGGATACAATCACGGACAGAAACGCGATTGATATTCGCATGGTTGAGGATTTACAGAACTACCACGGCAGTTATGACCAATCAAGAGTGGCAGAGCTAAAGAAAGCTAAGCGATCAAGTACATTCATCAAGCTTACTCGCGCTAAAACCAATGCCGGTGAGTCACAATTAATCGATCTGCTCTTTCCAAATACAGATAAAAACTGGGGCATCAAGCCAACACCTGTGCCTGAGATAGCAGATCAATTGAACGACGATTCACCCGCACAAATTGACGGGCAGAAGTATCAAGACGAAGAAGGCGAGATTGTTACTAACGGCATGCTTGCAGCGCGTAAGCTTCAGATAGCTAATGACCGTTGCGACAAGATGGAAGACGAGATTAACGATCAGTTAGTCGAATCGGACTACGAAGCAAAATGCCGCAAAGTCATTCATGACGCCTGTGTTATTGGCACAGGCATACTAAAAGGCCCTGTAGTTGTTGGCAAACAAGACAAGGTTTATATGGAAACCAAAGAAGGCTGGACGCATAAACTCGTTGAAAGCCTAACGCCAGCATGCGAAGTGGTTCGCCCTTGGGATTTCTTTCCTGATATGTCGGCAAGTCACATAAGCGAATGCGAATTTGTGTTTGAACGTCGATTCATGAGTAAAGCCCAGCTAAAAGGGCTGGTTAAGCGTAAAGGCTTTGATAAAGAGCAGATTAAAAAAGTGCTGCAAATGACGGGTGCGCAAACTCAGCACTCAAGTTCATACATGGATGATGTTCGTCGTCTGGCTGGTTTGTCTGAGTCATTAAACGACACTCGTTTTGAGACGTGGGAATATACCGGGCCTGTTAGCTATGACGCATTAATCCGCTTGGGTGCAGTTGAGCTGCCCGAAGATGCCGAAGAACGCGATGCTTTACTGAAAGAGTTCGAGGGCGAAGAAGTGATCGCCACCGTGTTTTATTGTGGCGGCATTACTATTGGTGCCAAATTAAAGATGATGGATTACGAGGATTACCTACCTTATCGCGTCTTTAACTGGGAGCCTGACGACTCTTGCTTGTTTGGTTATGGCGTACCTCGAATGGTGCGTGATGAACAAGCGATTATTAACTCAGTATGGCGCATGATTTTAGATAACGGCGCGATTACTGCGGGGCCACAAATAGGGCGCTCAGGTAAACACATTAGCCCGGTAAACGGTGATTGGGCATTGGAGCCATTCAAACAATGGGAGTTATCCGGCTCAGTTGACGATATTCGCAAAGTATTTACTGCAATGGAATTCAACAGTCATTTGCCAGAGCTTCAAGGTATCTACCAAATGGCTCGAATCATGTTTGATGAAGTATCAGGCATTCCAATGCTCCAGCAAGGCGAACAAGGCCAATCTACTCAAACCCTTGGCGGTATGTCTATTTTAATGAATAGCGCCAACACGGTTAGACGTAGGCAGGTGAAAGCATGGGACGACAATATTACTTCACCCATGATAAAAGACTTTTACCACTGGAACATGGAATACAACGAAAACGGCGACATTAAAGGTGATTACCAGGTTGATGCTCGCGGCACTTCAGCGCTACTCGTCAAAGAAACACAAGCCGCAGCTATAACCAACTTCTTGGGCGTAGTCGGCAGTAACCCGGTATTTGCACCAGTGTTACAACTAAAAGCCGCAGAGATACTCAGGCAGTGGGCGAAAACGCAAAGCTTGCCTGCTTCAATGTTGCCGACTGATGAAGAATTAGAGGAATTCATCAAGAAGCAACAGGAACAACAGGGCGAGCAGCCTCAAGACTCAGCTATTGCAGTTGAGCAAATGAGAATGGATCAGCAACAAGCCAAATTCAAATTTGAATATGAAATGTTTGGGGCAAAAGTTCAGGCTGGCTTGCAAGAGGCCGCATCTAAAGAGCGTATCGAAATGATGCGCCTTGCTCAGAACGATAAGATAAATACTGAAAAGCTAATCGCTGACTTGAAAAAGAACCAAGCCAAGCTTGATAGTGATTGGCAGCAGTTTATGGCCGAGTTAAATATTAAATATAAGTTTGAAAGCCCAACGGCTAACTACGGACTAGGCGAATGAGTCAATTAATCCACTCAGCAGCATGGCTCAAGATTAAAGCTGCCCTTGAGTCTGATAGAAAAGACTTAGTTGAACAGTTAGTTAGGCAGGATAACCCAGAAGTTCGCGGCAGCATCAAACAGATTGATGACATATTGGACCGCTATCCAGCACACATTCTAGCAATTAAAGAAGAGGAATAACTATGGCTAAGTATAGAAAGAAGCCAGTCGTTATTGATGCGGTTCAATGGTTTAAAAATGGCGATCATCCTGAAGATGGAAGTGAAACCTTTGATTCCGGAAAATTTAAAGGAGAGAAGTTTGAAGGGAAGGTGGTTCGCTATTTCAGAACTCCTGATGTTGATGGCAAATCTAGTTGCAAACAATGCAGTAATAACATGCACTCTCATGGCTGGATAGATACGCTAGAAGGTGGTCACATTGTTTGCCCTGGTGATTTTATTATTACTGGAGTTAAGGGCGAAAAATACCCTTGCAAGCCTGATATTTTCCAAGCCACTTACGAAACAGTTTAACCGCTGACTGAGCAATCACTCGGCAAACCAGAACCCACTCATTGTAGTGGGTTTTTTATGACTGCGAAAGCACTCAAACACAGAGAAACCCATGAGTAACAATGAAAATAAACCGCAGATCGAAGAAATCGACGAGGCGGCAGCTTTGTTCGCACAAATAACTAGCGAGGACTCTGACAAAGACTCCGGTAAGCCGGTTAATGAAGATTCAAAGCTGGATCAAGATGACGACACTGACACGGATGAAGGACAAGACGATAGTGGTGAAGGACAAAGCGATCAGGAAGACGATCCTTGGCAGTCGGCACCTGAAGCCTTGCGCCAACAGTATCAGACTCTAAAACAAGCCCTCCAAAAGTCTCAAAACGATTACCAAGCAGTTTACAACCGATTAGCCCCAACACAACGGGATCTAGAAAAGTTTAAAAAACTGGTTGCTGAGAGTGAGCAGGCAAAAGGTGGCAAGCCGAAAGAAGACGCGCCAACTCAGGAAGATTTAAACGGCATGACCGATGAAGACATCGAGGCCGAATATCCAGAGTTAGCAGCATTTCTCAAGGCAAGAGATAAGCAACTCAGTCAAATGATTGAGGAAAAGCTTAGTCCTCTGCAAAAAATACAGCAGGAACGGGAGCAAGAGCAGCAGAAGAAGATCATTGACTCTGAATTATCTCGCGTCGAAGCCGCTCACCCTGACTTTAGAAATGTGGTAGCCGATCAAGCGTTTCAAAACTGGCTAGCAGGCCAGCCCAACGCTATCAAGCGCATCGCAGAAAGTATGGATGCAGATGACAACATAGCCCTGCTTAATCTCTACAAGGGTACACGCCAACCGGCTAAACCCGCAAACAAAACCAAGGACTTATCTAATCACGTTGCTATTCCCCGCAAAGGCGGTGGAAAGCCATCAAGTGACTTGGATAGCTCCGATCCAGTTGAACTTTTTAATCGAATTACCACTTAGGAGTAAATACCATGTCTAGTGATTATGGTGACTTAGGCGTAGGCGCTGGCGTCTTCGCAGAAAAAAAAGCG